ATCGTTCGCGCATTTATGCAATTTCGCGCCCAAACGGGGCTTTGAAAAATTCAAAAAATAATTGTTTCCAAAAATTTGGTTTATTATTGAATCGGTTTTGAATATGTTTCCTCCCGGGAGGGTGGAAAAATGGTTCGAGGCAGAAAGCCCGCCAAGCGGGCAACGGCCAAACCGGCCCCCAAAAAAATATCGGGGCTATCTAGAGATGAGGCCCGTTGGTATTCGGTTATTCTGGCCCAGGTTGAAGCGGCCGGTGGCGGCATAACTTCGGCCGACGAATCAATCCTTAAGCTTGCGGCTCAGCAAGCGGCACGGCTAGAAAAATTTAGGCAAGCGGCTAATAAGGCCCCGTTGACCAATGAAGATAGCCACGGCAACACAAAACTAAACCCAATTCATGCCGAACTACGAACCCTTGAGAATTCTTTTCGTGCTACGCTTTCAAGCCTAACCCTAACCCCAAGGGCACGCAAATCATGGCGGCAACCGCCCGCAACAACCGGAACAAACGAACCCAAGGAAAATCCGTTTCTGAAGCTCTTGGGCTAGTCCTTCCATCTACGGTTGTGGAATGGTTTTTTCGTGAATGCCTAACCCATACCTTGGGTGAACTAGCGGGCAAGCCTTTTGAGTTATCCCATTGGCAAATTTCCGACATAATCAAGCCGTTATTTGATACCTTGAATCACGACGGAACCCGGCAATATCGGGTTTGTTATGTCGAGATTCCGCGCAAGAACGGCAAAACCAACCTTGCGGCCGGTATTGCCCTCTATTGTCTTTTGGCCGATCAAGAACCCGGGGCCTATGTTGTGTCTGCGGCGGCTGATCGCGACCAAGCCAAATTGTGCTTTGACTTAGCCGCGCAAATGGTGCAAAGATCGCCAACTTTGTCGCAATTATGCGTTGTACACAAAAACGAGATACGAACCCACAAAGGTGGGATTTACAAAGCTCTTTCTAGCGAATCTGCGACAAAACATGGCCTAAATTGTCATTCAATCATTTTTGATGAATTGCACGCCCAACCCAACCGGGAATTATGGGATACCTTGCGTACATCGGTTGGAGCGCGACGACAACCCTTAACTTTTGCGATCACTACGGCCGGGCATGACCGCGATTCAATATGTTGGGAGGTTCACGAATACGCAATTGGCGTAAGGGATGGAACAATAATTGATCCAACTTTCCTTCCGGTTATCTACGCGGCCGGCCCCGAAGATGACTGGAAGGATGAACAAATTTGGCGCAAGGCCAACCCCAATTTTGGCATTTCGATAAAGCCCGCATATTTTGAGGAAGCGGTAAGGCGCGCCCGGGTTAGCCCAGGGGAGGAAATGACATTTCGGCAACTGCATCTTTGCCAATGGACTGAATCATCAACCCGCTTTATGAGCCTAGAAAAATGGGATGAATGCGCGGGGCCAATGCCTGATTTGAACGGCAAGGTTTGCTATGCGGGACTAGACCTATCCTCAACAACTGACCTATCCGCGTTGGTTTTGGCTTTTCCAATCGGTGAGGAAATCTGGCTTTTGCCATTCGCTTGGGCTCCAACCGGCGCAATCAAGGAACGCGAACGGCGCAACCGGACGCGGTTTGATATTTGGGCCAAACAAGGCCACATTATTCAAACCGATGGTGAGGTTATCGACTATGACAGAATCCGGGTCAAGATTAAGGAATTGGCTACAAGGTTTCGTATTAAAGAAATTGCGGTAGACCGTTGGAACTCAACGCATTTAGTGAATCAATTGGTAGAACATGACGGAATGGCGGTTGTGGGATTTGGTCAAGGTTTTGCCACCATGAGCCCGGCAACCAAAGATTTTGAGGCCCTAGCGTTGCAGCGCAAACTAAGGCATGACGGGCAACCCGCTCTAAAATGGTGTATCGGAAACATGGTTGTTGAATCGGACGCGGCCGGCAACCTGAAACCTAGCAAGCGCAAATCAAGCGAAAAAATAGATATGGCAATTGCCGCAATCATGGCGGTAGCCCGGGCGCGGGCCGGGCAAATAGAGAAAGCTGGTAGCGTTTATGAATCTCGGGGTTGCCGGGTTCTTTGATTGTGTCGATTTTTTCCTAATTTTTTACCATGTTTCTAATCGTGTAGATAATTGGGTAATTTTGCGGCATGGGAACCGTAATTGATTGGATACGGACTAGGCTAGGCTTAGAGCGGCGCGCTACCTATTCGTTGCGCGACCCCGCATTAGTTGCCCTTTTTGGGGGCAACGAATCCGAATCGGGCGTAATTGTAACCGAACAAACCGCGTTAAATTACGCGGCCGTTTGGGGCGCGGTTCGGGTTATCTCGGAAGGCATAGCCAGCCTCCCATTGCACTTATACCGGCGCGAAAGCAACGGAAGAAAACGGGCAACGGATCACCCGCTCTATTCCGTGCTGCATTCAATGCCATGCCCTAACATTCCGGCCTTGTGTTGGCGCGAAACCATCCAAGCCCATGCCTTGACCCATGGCAACGGCTACGCGGAAATTGAACGAAATTCTGCGGGCGTTCCAGCAAATCTTTGGATATTGCCGCCAAATATGGTCTACCCCGTAATGGCCGAAACGGGTGAAGTGATTTACGAATATCGCCACCCGCAATTGGGCAACCATACGCTAGATTCACGAAATGTATTTCATATTCGGGGTTTGTCATTTGATGGATTGGTTGGCTATAGCCCGGTGCATCAGGCCCGCGAAAGCCTTGGGTTGGGTATGGCGGCGCAAACATTTGGATCAAGGCTTTTTGGTTCGGGCGCAAGGCCTAGCGGGGTTCTTGAACATCCTGGAACGCTTTCGGATGATGCCGCAAAACGCCTACGAAATGATTTTGAACGCATTCATTCCGGGCTTTCCAATTCTCATAGGGTTGCCGTGCTAGAGGAAGGCATGAAATGGCAATCATTGGGCTTCCCGCCCGACGAGGCTCAATTCCTGCAAACCCGCGAATATCAAGTGCAGGAAGTAGCCCGATGGTTCAATTTACCGCTATCCAAGCTACGGGTTCCGGGTTCGGGCTACGCTTCAATTGAGGCCGAAAACCTTGTATTTATTAGCGAAACCCTGCGCCCATGGTTGATAAGGTGGGAACAAGAGATATCGGCCAAATTGCTAATGCCATGGGAAAGATCAAACTATTACGCGGAATTTCTAGTTGATGCAATTTTGCGGGCCGATCAAGCAACCCGATACAATTCCTATGCCGTAGGTAGAAATTGGGGTTGGCTTTCTGTTAATGAAATCAGGGCGTTGGAAAATCTTGAGCCGATACCAGGCGGGGAAGTTTTTCTCCAACCGCTCAATATGCAACCGCTTAATGCGCCAATGGGCCCTAGTGCCCCATCGTCAACCCCGGCCTTGGGATCGGGTGAAGCCCCCCCCCCCGCCCCAACCGAACCTGGGGCCGGGGGCTCCAATGCAATCCAAGAAAACGATTTTGACGCGGCCGCGCATGAACTTGCCGAACAAATGACGGCGCATGAAATAGACCGATGCCCGCACAATGCAACCAATTCTTGCCGTATTTGCGGCATCAAAAAAGAACGGTATTTGGAGCCCAGGGATGAAGGGCCTCCGGTCTGGAAATTCAGGTGGGTAGCCAAGGGCGCAAGGGCGGTTGCGGCAAAATATGACCACATTGATTTTTCTCCGCCTCAAGGCGTTAGGGAGGAAGCCGCCAAGGGCCTAGCATGGCGTGAGGAATACGGCCGGGGAGGGACTGAAGTTGGGGTTGCGCGGGCCCGAGATTTAAGCAACGGCCGGAATGTTTCGCCTGACACGGCAAAGCGGATGTATTCGTATTTTGCCCGCCATGAATCCGACAAAAAGGGCGAGGGGTGGAGCTCGGGCGAAAGCGGTTTTCCATCGGCCGGCCGAATCGCCTGGGCTTTGTGGGGAGGCGATCCCGGGGAGGCCTGGGCCGGAAAATTGGTCAAACAAATCATGGCGGCCGATACCGATGAATGAGCCAATTCAAGCAATTTGGGAGGGCCGGCCGCGTTCAAGTCATTGGCCAGAATTGAGGGCCAAGCATTTGGCCAGCAATAAGTTTTGTCAATGTTGCGGCCAAAAGTTTAATCTAACGGTGCATCATTTAATACCCGTATCGGTTGCCCCGGAAAAAGAATTGGAACCTGAAAACCTCAGAACAGTATGCAACGATTGCCATTTCGTAATAGGGCATTTAGGGAATTGGCGATATTACAACATTTATTTTGATGTTGACGCGGCAAACCATTTGGCCCGTGTAGATGAATTTGAGGAAAAGAATTTATCAAGGGAGTCAAGCCGATGATGGAAAAACGGGTTGGCGGTTTCCTTGAGAACGCGGGTTCCAAGGTTGTCGGGTATGCGGCCGTTTTTGGGCCATTGTCTGAGGATTTGGGCGGTTTTAGGGAACGCATTGACCCGGCCGCTTTTGATTTTTCGATCAAGCAAAATGTTGATGTTCGGGCTTTGGTTGACCATGAAAGCGGCAAGGTTTTGGGCCGTAGGTCAAACGGAACTTTGCAAATTGCCACGGATAAAACTGGCTTGCGCGTTGAAATTGATTTGCCAGAAACAAGCTACGCGAATGATTTGAAGGCCCTTATGGCGCGGGGCGACATTTCGCAAATGTCTTTTGCTTTTACCGTTCCCCCCAATGGCGACTCATGGGACGGAACAACGGAAGATGGCTTGAGGCTAAGAACGCTAAAGGATGTAAGGCTTGTGGAAGTTTCGGTTGTGGCCATTCCGGCTTATCCTGACACGACGGCCGCGCTAAGAATGCTTCACGCAATCAATGGAACCCGGGCCATGCAACAACGGGCCATGGTGGCGTTGGCCGTCAAATATCCTAGGGCATGGCAAAAGCCCGTTTAATCGTGCCGAGTGTTTAGTAGATTTTTGACAATCCCTTTTTTTGGAGGTTTCTAAATGCCGAGTTTAA